TCAAGTTTGTGCGCGGCGGCCGGCGCCTGCGAACGCAACAGAAAAACATGGCGCGGCAACCGATCGAGCGCTGGTTGCGACCGAGTCTTGGTGCAATGCGATCGATCAAGGTCGGCTATTTCGATCTCGCATCACGATCGATCATCCGGTCGCTCGAATGCCGGTGGGCGGCGCTGAAAGTCACTTTCGATCCGGCGCTGTTCGATCTGCCCGATATGGGACCATCGCCGGTCAGGCCAGATCGTCCGATCGCGGTCATCCGGCCGGTGACGGTGCGCAGCGAATGGCGCAACGAGGCGCGCAACCCGCGGCCAGAATATATCGCGGCACTGGCCCGTGAACTGATGGCGACACATCATGTAGTTGCGGTTGCCGACCTTGCGCCCGGCCAGGAATGGGCGGTCGGGGAACTGCCGCCGGCACATCGGTATCTGGTCTACGGCGAGCTGGCGGTGCGCGAGCTGCTCGCCCTGGTGCGGGATGCGGACATCATCATCGGCGGCGTCGGCTGGATCGTGCCGGCGGGCCTCGCGCTCAAAGTCAAAACCTTCGTCGTGCTGGGTGGCCATGGCGGCCATAACGCACCCACCAAGATCACCGATCCGCGGCTCGATCTCAGTCGCATCGGCTTTGCCATACCGGAGGCATTTTGCCGATGCACGAATATGTTGCACGACTGCGACAAGAGGATCGCCGACCCGGTCGGGCAGTACCATCGCTGGTCGCGCAGTTCTCGCGTCGCCGCCTGACCTGGTGGCCCGAGCTCGGCATCGGTCATTATCCGGTCGAGGTCGGGTTCGCGCCTTACGATCAGGATTATTTCGACAGCTTCGATCGCAACGCCAATAGCGATCTCGGGCGCGCGCTGATGCAGGCGCGCTTCAACTTTGTCGAGCGGCATTACCGGGGGACATTGATCGATGTCGGTATCGGCTCGGGTGCGTTCATCGAACTCCGTTGCGCGCGGCGGCGCACGACCTATGGCTACGATGTCAACCCGGCCGGCATCGCTTGGCTCGACGAGCGCAAACTGCTGGTCGATCCGCATCTGGTTTCGTTCGATGCTGTCACGTTGTGGGATGTGCTCGAGCATATCCCGGATTTTCAGTCGCTGCTGGCCAACGTGAAGGAGTGGGTGTTCACGTCCTTGCCGATCTTCCGCGACGCCGAGCATGCGCTGGGCTCCAAGCATTTTAAGCCGGACGAGCATTGCTGGTACTTCAGCCGCGAGGGTCTGGTGTTCGCGATGAAGCAGTGCGGCTTTGTGCTGGTGTCGGAAAGCAAGGTTGAGACCGATCTCGGCCGCGAGGACATCGGGACGTTTGCGTTCAGACGAGACCGCGATGATCGACTATAGCGCACTGCTGTACGATCCGGTTTATGCCGAGATCGGCGTGCCGGCGACGCTGACACTCGCCGGGACTGCGGGCGAGGTCGCGCTGACCGTGATCGATGATACCCGGCCGAAGAGGCAGGCCAGCGGCGGCGGCGTGGAAGTGAGCAGCGTCGGCCCTGGCGCTTATGCCCGTATTCCTGAACTGGCTGAAAAAGGGATCGCGCGCGATGACTACATCGATGCGGCGTTGACCTTCAACGGCCGCAATTGGGTCGTGCGCTCATACGAAATCCGCGGCAGTCCGAACGGCGAGGATGTCGGCGAGGTGCGATTTCTCTTGAAGGCCGAATGATGGTTGACGTTCGCGAGGACATCCTGGCGCGGCTGCTCGTAGTGGTCGCCGCCATCCCAAATATCCGTTCGGCGCAGCGCAATAACGTTGACATACCGGAAGATCAATTGCCGGCGGTGATCGTGCTCGACGGTGACGAGGAATCCGATGGTGCCGGCGACGTGTCGATGAAGCAACCGCATCGGCCCTACAACGTGCAGATGACACCCGGCATTGTTGTCCAGGTGCAAGATGACAACGTCGTGCTCGGCTCGATCGTCACTACCTTTCGCCGCGAACTGATCAAGCGAGTGCTGACCGACACCGAGCTCAACGAGCAGATCGTGAAGACCGGACGGCACGGCAACGGCGCGATCCGTTATCTCGGATGTCAGACTGATGTCGGATGGACGCGCACGGGATACGCAGCATTAACCGCGCAGTTCATGTTCAAGTATGCACTCAAGCCCGACGATCTCTAGAAGGGAGAACATCTGCCATGGCCACGTCACCGAATGTCCAGAACTATCACATTGGCAAAGGTATCGTTTCGTTCAAGGAAGCCGGCGCTTCTACCTATACCGATCTCGGCAACGCTCCGTCGTTTGTCTACACGCCGGTGATCGAGAAAAAAGAGCATTTTAGTTCCAGAGAAGGCGTGAAAACTAAGGATTTTACGGCGATCACATCACTTGCCGCAACCATCAAGTTCACGCTCGACGAGATCACCGGCGAGAACCTCAGCTTCTTCGCGCTGGCCGAGCAGGGCACCGATAGCGATGGCAACATCACCCTTAGCGGCTTGTCGAAGGCCGAGTTTAGCGGCGACATCAAGGTCGTCGGCACCAATGATATCGGCCAGCAGGTCGACTTTGATGCAACCGTCTCATTCGTCCCGTCCGGTGATTTCAGCTTCATCACCGATGGCGACGACTTCACGACGATCGAGATTGAGGCTGAGGTGCAGAGAGACGCCAATGGCAACTTCGGCGTCTGGACGGTCAGGGACGAAACTGCAACAGCATAGGAACATCATGGCAGACCTTCTGGACATTGCGCCCTCGACCGCGGTCGAGGTGGTTAAGATCGACGGACATCGGGTGACGGTGCGCGGCATTTCCGTCGATGCCATCGCATCCATTGTCGCGCGATTTCCGGGCTTGAAATCGCTTGCCAGCGGTGATGTTGGCGGCGACATCGTTGTGCGCCTGATTGAGGCATGTGGTGCAGCGGCCGGACCTATCATCGCCGCCGGGTGTGGGCATCTCGGCGACGCCAGGTACGAGCAACTTGCCGCGAAACTGTTACCGGAATATCAACTCAAATTTCTGCGGGCAATTTTCGGACTGACATTCCCAAACGGGGTTGGCTCTTTCGTGCAGGAACTGACGATACTCGTCAGCGGGACAAACGAAGGAGCAAAGGTCGTCAAAGTACGCTTGAGGCGATCGCCATCGACCTCACCGCCCTCGTCCGACGGGGCTTCCCACCCGACCATGCAATGACGCTGACACCGCGACAGGTCTGGGCCTATCGTGAATTCGGCGACAAGCTTGATCGCATCGAGCGGGCCGACGCATTGGTGATCGCCGCGATCGGCGCGCAGGGCGACAGCAAGGTAATCGAAAAAACGCTCAAGGAAATTAGCGGGCTAGATGAGCATGGCCGTAAAGTTTGAGCTTACGGTTGATCAGTCGGCCTTGACCAACATCGTTCGTGCCAAGCAGCGCGCGATTGCCACGGCAGCGAATGCGGCTTTGCGTGAGACTGCCGACAACGCGGTGAAGGAAGGCCGCAGCAACATTGCGGGCGCCGGCAAGTTCGGGCCGAAATGGCAGCAAGGTTTGCAATTTCGGATGGTGCCTGCGCAGGAAGGCGGCGAGCCCAAAGTCATTATTTTCCACAAGTTCGGCTTTGCCGGCGTGTTCGAACACGGCGCAACAATCCAAGGCAAGCCGCTGTTGTGGATACCGACCACAGCCGGCGGACCGCGGGCCAGCCGATCCGGTAAGAAACTGACCTCGGCGACTGTCCGCGGCAAGCCGATGCTGTTCGATGCCAATGATCGCGACCGCGATCGCAAGCCGCTCTACATCGGCGTACCGTCAGTTCGCATCCCGAAGAAGTGGCGCATAACCGAAATCGTCAAGGAACACGCGGCGAAGATCGCCGATCTGTTCCGTAAATATCTCAAAGACACGTAGCAGGCCATGGTCGACAAGATATCGGTTCAGATCGCGCTTGAGGGTGGCGACGAGGTCGCAAAGCAGCTTGCTGATATTGGCAAGGCTGGCGACGAGGCGTTTGCCGGTGTCAACGAGGCGGGCACGACGGCGGCCGAAGGAATTGCTAAGGCCGGCGAGGCCAGCCAAACGACAGCAGAACAATTCAACACCGTCCAAGGCTCGGCCGATAAAGCATCGGAGTCCCTGCGCGGGGTCTCGCTAGAGACGGTGAAGACATCCGCCGAAATTTTAAAGCTGACTGCAGAGATTGCAAAGACCGGAGTAGAAATCGGGCTGGTGGTCGCGAGGCATCGGACATTAGCCCAATCTCTCTTGCATTTGGCGCGTGGGGCTAACACTGCCGTTAAAGCAATCGGATTGCTTGCGCCGGAACTGACTGCGGCAGCGGTTGCGATCGCGCCTGTTGTCGTGGCTGTTGCGGGCGCGGTGGTTGCTTTTGAAGCGATCGAGAAAGCGGTCACAGCGGCGGCAAGCGCCTATGAAAAATTAAACAATTCATTGCAAACGCTGGCCAAGGATACGGGGCAATCCTTTAACTCGTTGCAACAAGGCCAGGCAGCATTTGAGCAGCTCGGCATCGGCGCCGAAAAATATCGCGACATTATCACCAAGATCAGCGAGGTCGATGTCGGTTCTAAAATAAAGGAATCGACAGATGCGGCGCTGGAAGCCGAAAAGAAGTTGATCGAGTTGCGGCAGAAGAGCGAAGGTCGCGAACTCACATTTGCTGAAGCTGGGCGATTGCAAGAAATAAATGACCTGCTTGGTACGGTGACGGGCTCTGAAAAGACATTGGGCGAAGCGCGCGATAACGCCGCCAAGACATCCGCCAATAGTTTAGCAACACTGCTCCCGATCATTCAGCAAATCATAGCCGGATCGAAGGATATCAAATTTGACGGGCTAGTGACGGCGGAAAGTAAGATCAATGGCGTCGCCATCGCATTGAAAAATGCCGAGCAGTCCGGTCAGGTCGCGGGCCAGGCGCTTGTTAAATTCATTGCCAACGCTGACCGCGCCAGCGCCATTGAGGTCGGTAAAAAATTCGGTATCACCGCAGAAGACGTGGATCGAATCCAAGCGCTCGGCGGCAAGCTCGGCGTTGTAGATCAGATTTGGCGACGCATACAAGGCGCCGGCGTTCTGATCCCACCGGAGTCGGCCGCCGCTTTTGAGCGAATGCGTGTTTCAATTCAGGGCGTCGATAGTGCCTGGGTCCGGCTAAAGCAGTCATTGAGTAGTTCGTTTTTTGCAACGGAAGCCGCCAAACTTAGTGGTGACCTGAATACGATCAAGGCGGCAATCATCAACACGGCTGCGGCGGGCGTTGAAGCATTCGGCCGAATGCCGTCGACAATCAGTGCACTGACTCAGGAATTACAGGCGTTAAAAACACTGGTCGCAAGTTTCTCATGGGAGAATCTGTTAAATGCCGTGGCCAAATTAGGGCAGCTTTTGGGAACTCTCACTATTCCAGGCATAGTTTCACAGGCCCTCCAGGCGATTTTTGGCGACGCACAGAAAGCAACACAAGGGGTTCAACAAACCGGGCAAGCTCTGCAGCAAACCGGGCAGGCAGCGCAGCAAGCGGCACAGTCCTTTCAGATTGTGCCCAATCCCTTCACCGGGATGCCTGAAGCGATCAGGACGACCACTCAGGCACTTGCGCAAACCGGGCAGGCAGCGGAGCAAGCCAAGCAATCATTTCAGATTGTGTCCAATCCTTTCACCGGGATGCCTGAAGCAATCAACAAAACCAATCAAGCGCTGCAAACAACTGGTCAGACGGGTGCGCAAGCATTTCAGCAGGTCGGGACGGCGGCGGAGACCACACAACCCACGCTTTCCACTTTTGCATCAACGCTCGCCAGTTGGAACTGGGACCCAATCGCGGCCGGTGTGCGGGTATGGAACGATATAACCAGCGCGATCCAGAGCGCAATCGATAAACTGCTCAAGTTCATCGGGCTAAAGCCATCGGCACCGGCAACCGGCGACGGCGCTCCCGGCAAGGCCAGCGGCGGTCTGCTTGGCGGCCGCGGCACCGGAACGTCGGACAGCAATCTCGCCTGGGTCTCACGTGGCGAGCACATCATGCCGGCGCGCGTGGTGCGGCAACCGGGCGTGCTCGGGTTGCTCGAGGCGCTGCGGCGCGGCGGCGGCGGCATCCCCGGCTATGCTGATGGCGGCGTTGTTAGTTCTGGTGCTTCCATACGTGGTCAAGCAGTCGAACGGCTAAGAAACATCTTCAATGCGATCAATACCGCGATGGATGCACTCGCTAATAGCCTCAATGGTGTTAAGCACTCGCTGGAGAGCAGCATCGGCGCAATTTCGCAAAGCTTCGACACAGTTGACCGAACAATGGCCGGCATTCAGGACGCGATCGAAGGGGTCATGAATATGCTGCGACCAGGGGGGGGCGCGGCCAGTGGCGGCTTGCTCGGTGGCCGTGGCACCGGAACGTCAGACAGCAATCTCGCCTGGGTCTCACGCGGGGAATACATCACACCGGCGGCGGCCGTCGCCCAGCCCGGCGTGCTCGCGTTCCTTGAGGCACTGCGGCGCTCGGGTGGCAATCTGTCGGCGGTGCTCAACGGCATGGGGCGGTTTGCGCTCGGGGGCATGGTCCCGCGAGCGATGCCGGCGTTCGCCGGTGGCGGGCTTGCTGGCGGCAATCTCGGGACGCTGACGCTCGGATTGCCGAGCGGTGGCAGCGTGACCGTGCGCGCCTCGTCCGGCGTGGCCGATCAATTGCGCAAGGAGGCGGCGCTGGCACAGGTTCGATCCGGTGGCCGCAAGCCAAGCCGGTATTCCTGATGGCGCATCCGCCCTACACACTGCTGGCGATCGACGACATCGACTTCTCGCAATATGCCGTTCGCGGCATCACCATGACGCTCGCGCCGATCGATCAGGCCGCCAACCTGGCGCGCGATTGCCGCGGCGCCTTGGCCGATATCTCGGTCGCGCAGTTCCGGCAATACAAGGTCTCAATCACCTGCACCGATCACGAGGCGCCCGAGCTCACCGATGTATGGCCGGGGCAAGACGTGACCATCACCTGCATTCCCGGCCTCGGCGCCTCCAACACCACCGGCGACGTGCTGATCATCCTGGCCAAGGTCACGGCCTGGAATACCTCGCGCGAGGAGTGGTCAGCAGAAACCGCGTGGCAGCTTGAGGCCGAGCAGAGGACGGTCTGATCGATGCCTGCGGGCTTGCCCTATTTCGCCTGGATCGATGTCACCGAGACGACGTTCGGCTCGGAGCACATGCGCTGGGACGAGAGCGTGTTTTCGTTCACGCTCAAGCAGGATGAGGGCGACCCGGCAAGCCTGACTGCCGTCGTCCGCCGGCCAGTGAACGACGCTGGCGAGGCGATCGGGCTGCTCGGTCCCGGCCGCAAAATCTGGGCGTGGTTTGCGTTTGACTGTGGTCCGGCACTGATCAAGTTCCGCGGCCGGCTCGTTGGCATCCCGACCAGCATATTCGAGGAACTGGTGACGCTGGAATTCGTCGCGCGGCCCATCGATCTTGTGGCTCAGAAAGAAGCCCTGGCCGACACGTTGCGGGTGCTGCCGTACTACGACGAGGTGGTGATCGACAAGGCGCGGCGCACCGATCCCGATGTCGTGCTCGAGGGCTATAGCGCAATCTGGCACTATGACCGCGAGACCCATGTCGTCACCGTCTCGGATGAGATCAGCGGCGAGGACGGCTTGGTCGAATTTCTCTGCGCCAATGGCGACGTGCTTTATGACGGCCTCGGTCTCACGCTGACCAGCGGGCCGCTATCGCGCGTGGATGTCAGCGCCGAATACACCTGGACGCAGCAGGGGTTCGGCACCGTTGATCTGACCAACTATCTGCTCTCGAACTGGCCAGGAACATTCGGCGGTGAAATCCAATCCTACACCATGTCGGCCGGCGATTGGCCTAAGACCGGAGCAACGATTGGAGATGGCTGGGTAGCCGCCTACGGCTATGCTCATGACCTCGTTGATCTGTCGGTCAAGAGCAGGACAACCGGCCTAGGCACCATTGTGAAAAATACCGATGGCAGCGGTGTCCAGACTACGATTTCAAAAACAGAAAGCTACCTGGCCTTATCGACTGGCCACCAGACGACCTTGCTAGGGGCTGGGAGAACCCCGCTTGATGTGAAATGGAGCTATACGATGTCGAAGGATGGTGATGGTTTATTCTATACATCATCATCCAGTTCCAGCAGCTCATGGACCGAGTCTTATTTCGCCATGCAGGCATTCCAGCCGAAATTGGTCGCAGGCTGGATTGCCCACCGACAATGCACCGAGCGGGTGTTGTTCTCGTTGTTTGCCGACGTGCAACCAATCTTGACCGATCCCGAGGATGGCGAGGCCCTGCGGATCGATGATGTCAAGTCGGTCAATCTGAGCGACCCCGCAGAAGGCACGCCGATCGGCGATCCGCGGCGGCGGTCCTACATCGCGACCGAGCGCGGCAATCAAAGCATTGAGCATCTGATTGCGCTGGCGCGGGCGAAGCTAATGATGCGGGCGCGGGCGGTGGAAATTACATTTGCGCCCAAGCTCGCGCGCATGCCGGAAATCACGCTGCGCAAGAATGCGTTTCTGGCCGAGCCTCGTGTCGGTGAGGCAACAGGCAAGATCATTGCCTATTCGCTCGCGCTAGACGGCTCGGATGGTCGGATCAATTGCGAGGTTAAGATCGGCTGTACCATCGGCCGTGGCGGTACGGTGGCGGCGGCGGACGGCACGCCAACTTATTGCACCATCGATTATGCGGGTGCTGATTATCAGCAGTTCATCAACCGGGTGGTTCTGTTTCCGCTCGACACGTCGGTCGGTTATTCGCCGCCGGCGGCCGATCCGAATGATGACGGCCTCGACTTACTGTCCGCTCTCAGAGTCGAGGATGTGATCGATATACCGCTGACCGTCGTGTTCGGGCCGGTCGAGCAGCATGACAACCTGAAAGCGGACGCCGCGCCCTGGGGACAGATCGGCGTGCAAGAAGCCGACACGCCCGCCAGCGATTTTGGCGATGGGCTCGCGGCGCAAATGGCTGCTTTTAAGATCGCGTTGAAGCAGTACGAAACCCGCGCGACCTTCAAACTCAAGAGCATGACCCGCGAATTTTCCAGCGACTACGAGATCGAGGTTACCGACCTGATGATACCGACCGGCTATGATCTGGAGGCGGCATAATGGCGGGCTTTGAAGTCGTCGTCCGACCAGTCGTCTTTCCCGACATCCGCCCCGCGCCAGCGCGATCGCTGCCGCCCGCGGACGATCCCGAGAAGGGCATGTGCGTCATCACTGGCGCGGGTAGTTTTCCGGTGCAGCTCTCGTTCAGCACCAGCGTCAACACCTCGAAATCCAAGCCGGTTGAGACCGAGCGCCGCAGCGACGAGGTGACGATCTATCAGATGGATGATGATGGCACGGTCAACAGGGACAATTTCGTCAAGATGAGAGCCGCCAACAGGATCAATATGCGGCGCCAGGAAGGCGATCCGGTTCCCAGGCTGGACGACACCGGGGGGCTCCCGCGGCCGAAGCGGCTCGGCATCGAGGAGGTGTCTTATTATAAACGGGTCGAGCCATCCAAAAATGTCGAAATCGGGAAGGTCGATATAATAGAGAAAAACAATGCCGCGGGGGCAAGCGAATGACGATTGTTTACGTCACCACCGGGGCGTGGGGTGCCGGGACGGGCGCGCCGAACAGCGCGGCCCAGGTCGACGGCAATTTTTATGATGTTGATCAGCGCATCGTCGATCTGAATGCCGATTTGGACGAGGGCAAGCGCATCGACTTTGTTACCTACACTGCCACCAGCATGACGTTTCATTTTACCGATGGAACATCGCAAGTCATTCCGTTGCCGGTTGCTACCCTCGAATATATCGGGCCGTGGACGAACGACACACCGTACCAGCGCGGCAATATGATCGTCGCAGAGAACGGCTTCTATCAGGTACTCGAAAATCATACGACACCACCTTCCCCAGCGCCATTCGATCCGAATGCCACCGACGGATCGACCGATAATAATCGGCTCTATCAGTTATGGATGCCGCTGAATGACGTGAACTACGATGCGGCAATCTTCGTGCCCGGCAGCATCCAGCACACTGCGGGCGAGCTGCTGTTCCAGGGCATCGCCAACCGCACGATGCGGCTCGGTTCTGGTAACGAAGGCGCCTATGCATACCTCGATGTCGGCAACGATGGGACCGGCGCAGCCGACATCATCCTGGCGATCGAGAAGAACGGCATCGGGATCGGCACCATCACGTTCGATGCCGGGGGCAGTGTTGATACTGCTGGCGGCCAGGCAGGCGACTTCAACATTCCGGCCGCCACAGATTTTGCCGAGGGTGATCGCTATGCGCTTCGCGTCACGCAGTCCGACAACGCCGAGCCGGCCGGGCTATCGGTGACGCTGCCGTTCGTGCGCACGGATATCTGATGGCCGCGCTCGGGCTCGATGTCTTAACGCGGATCGTCAATGTTAGTTGGGGTGGCGGCGGGGCGGTGTTCGTTTTTGGCACAGAATCAGGTAACGTGCTTTATCGCGTACGATTTAAGGACAACAAGGATAAAACTCCCGAGCTAATCGAGGCGGTGTTGTCGGGAGAGCCGCCGGAAACGTCCGGTGGGGGAGACAGCCCGGCATTCAGTGTCATCGGCAGTTCCTATCATCTATTCATTGAAAACACAGATGCACCGAACGAAGAGAAGAATCCGACTTTTTTGATATGTGGTGCCAGGGTTGTTCCTCACTTCATAGACGACACAGTTGGAAACGAAGTTCTTGTCTATGATTATCATGCGCTCATTTACGCATCCAGCAATGGGCGTAACTGGCGGGAGGTTTATAAGGACAGCGGAGTAAGAGATGTTTATGACACGGTTCGCATTCTATTTCCTGTTGCATTGGTTTGGGATATTGCCGAAGAGGCTTTTTATTACGACCAGCATTATACCTTTATAGAAAATGTACATGAGAGCACGCCACAGATTTTGTCGGATCAGATATTTTCCTCGGCGGACGGCAGTTCGTGGAGCATGGTTTCTAGCACGAATGTCGGTGACGATCCGTCTTCTTACGTTTCCCCTTACCTTACACACTGTGCTCACAATAATTGCCTAGATCAATACGGCCAGCATGTGCCCGATGGCAACATGGGGCACGACATTAAGGCTCAGATAGTGGCAAGACCCGAGAAACCACGCGCTTATAATTATGGGGCTGGTAATGTAGGTCTTGCCAATGATGTCTCTAATAACGTTGAGATCGTGGAGGATATTACAGGTAAAACCTCGATTAACTCCGTTCCAGGTATGGCAAGGCTAAATTGCGCGGCCTCGGTGGACGGAATTTTAATGGCTGGAGGGGATGCGCCCGGTCCCGAAGGAGGCGCGCCACCAGGCATCGTTGCCTTCTCGCTAGATGATGGTGAGACTTGGACTACTCTGACATCAGTATCGAATAGAGTGATAACCATGGTCTCGGCTCCTGCCGCCGATTTTTCCGACTGACCAAGCATGCTGGTCTGCAACATCAGTCTACGGCCACGGCGCAGCGCGATCGCGGCTGGGCTGGTCGAGACTGCCTTAGCGATGGACGGACTAACGACCGGCAATGTCGTGTTCGCAACGCTGGTCGACGACCCGGCCTCGGTGGGCGAAACCGTCGACGCCTACCTCGGCCAGATCATGCTCGAGGCGACGAGCGCCGATGATGTTGTCGATGGCGCGTTCGTTGGAATTTATACAGGGAGCATAACTGAAGCGGCAACTGCTGCCGACACGCTAAACGGCGCGGTGCTCGATACCAGCGTCAAGCTGTTGCTGGGGTTCGAAGGTTCCAACGGCGCGACCGGCGCACCTGGAATGACCGACGAAAGCTCAGCTGCCCACGGCACGGCAACTGCAAATGCCGGCGCGCAGATAAGCACAGCTCAATTCAAATTTGGCGGATCGTCGCTAACGGTAAGCGGCGCTAGTAATTCCTGCATTACATTCCCTGACAGCCCGGATTGGGATTTTGGACTCGGACCATTTACGATCGAAGGGTTCTTCCGCTTCGCGGCAACGCCGACAAACGCTCTTTTAGTGGCGCAATGGAGTGGCGGCTGGGCATGGTGGTTTGAGAGTGGAAGAATTTATATGCGCCCAGGTCTTGGAACTGACGCTGTTCTGTATACTTGGGCGCCGACGCTCAATCAGTGGTATCACATCGCCATTGATCGAGAGGCTTCGCTTGCCACGCGCCAGTATGTTGACGGCGCCATGGTGGCCAAGACGACAGGCTGGAATGCCAATCTGACGGGTTCATCTGCCGTGTTGATGATCGGCAGTTTAACTCCTGGTGGTTTCGGCGGCTTCAATCTCAATGGATACATTGACGAACTGCGCATCAGCAATGTTGCGCGTTATGCCAGCGATGCTGGCTTTACCGTACCGACTTCGGCGTTTCCGCGCTAATTCCGGGAGAACTTACAATGACTGATGAACGCGCACCCGCGCGCGAATACAGCGACGCATCCGTGATCCGTGGCAGCGGCATCGGCGAGCAGGCCGGCGCGCACGGCCGCTACGAGATCGAATGCATCGGCGCGGACGGCAAGCTCAAATGGCGCGATGTCATCGAGAACGTAGTGGCGACCGTCGGCAAAAACCTGGCGCTCGATACGTTCCTCGCCGGCTCTGCCTATACCGTGACCGGGCCGTACATGGGCCTGATCTCGTCGGTGTCCTATACAGCGGTCGCCGCGGGCGACACCATGGCCTCGCATGCGGGCTGGCTCGAGGCCGGCGGCACCAATGCGCCAACCTATTCCGGCAACCGCAAGACCGCCGTCTGGTCGGCCGCAGCCTCGGGATCGAAGGCACTATCGGCGGCGCTGTCGTTTGCGATCACCAGCACCGGAACAGTCAAGGGCGCGTTCCTCTGCTTCGGCAGCGGCGCGCTCAACACCAAGGACAACACCGGCGGCGTGCTGTGGTCGGCCGGGACGTTCAGCACTGGCGACAAGGCCGTGGCGAACGGCGACACGCTGAACATCAATTATTCCACAAGCTTGTAAGGAGCATCGTCATGACTGCGTTCGCCATCTCATCGGGCCATGGCAAGAAAATTCGCGGCGCCTCGGGCTATCTCGATGAGGTCGATGAGGCTAGGCGCGTGGTCGCGCGGGTAGCGGAGATACTGAATGCGTTTAGCGTTGGGGTGAAGACCTTCAACGACGATGTCAGCACATCGCAGAATGAAAACCTCAACCGTATTGTGGACTGGCACAATGCGCAGAAGCGCGACCTCGATGTGAGCGTTCATTTCAACGCCTATCAGACCACATCCAAACCGATGGGCACCGAGTGCCTCTACGTGACGCAACAGACGCTCGCGAGCGAGGTGGCGAAGGCAATCGCCGATGCGGGCGGCCTCATCAATCGCGGCCCGAAGAAGCGTACCGATCTGTTCTTTCTGAACAAGACCAGCAAACCGTCGATCCTGGTCGAGGTATGTTTCGTCGACTCGAGCACCGACGAGGACCTGTACGATGATAATTTCGAGGCCATCTGCGGCGCCATCGCCTCGGCGATCTCGGGCCAGTCGGTCGAGTCGGTGCCGCCGACGCCAGAGGTGCCGCCTCCGGAGGGTGGTGGCGGGGAGCCCGAGCAACATCCGACCGTTAAGAAGGGCGACAAGGGGCCGCCGGTGGTCGAGGTGCAGACCGCGCTCTATGTCACGCCGATCGACGGCGACTTCGGCTCCATCACCGAGAGCGCGGTGAAGAATTTCCAGCGCACCAGCGGGCTCGATGATGACGGCATCGTGGGGCCGCAGACCTGGGCGGCGATCGACGCGCTGGTGCCGGGCGAGCCGCTGCCGCTGCCGCCTGGCGCGCTGCCGCCGCTGACGGCGGAAGATCAGGCGGGGGTCATCGGCATCGTCACTGCCTCGAAAATCTATCGCTACAACTGGAAGGATCGCGGCATCATGCCGCCCGGCTACAGCAAGGGCCTGGCGCTGACCTGGGCCAACACGGTGCGCAAGTTTCATGCTGGTGACAGCGCCGTCAAAGAGATGGCGAAGGCCGACACCCGCAACGACGACAAGGACGCGCTGTCCTGGTATCGCTCGAACTACGCCAAGCTTGGCTTGGACAACGAGCAGGCCGGCATCCACACCCTGCGTCATCTGTTCATGCTGGTGATGGGGCTGGGGATGCGCGAGAGCAGCGGCCGGCATTGCTGCGGGCGCGATCAGAGCGCCAGCAATACGACGAGCGATACCTGCGAAGCCGGGGCGTGGCAGACATCGTGGAACGCGCACAGTTGCAGCTCGCAGTTCGACAAGCTGTTCGATGACTATCAGGCTGGCGGACAGCAGTGCTTCCTCGAGGTGTTCAAGGAAGGCGTGTCCTGCTCGTCGGCCGATTGGAGCAATTACGGCAGCGGCAACGGCGCCGAGTTCCAGAGGATGTGCAAGGAGTGTCCACCGTTCGCGGCCGAGACCGCGGCGGTCGGCTTGCGCAATTTGCGCCAGCACTGGGGACCGATCAATCGGAAAGAGGCCGAGCTGGTGCTCGACGCCGACGAGATGCTGCTTGACGTGCAGGAATACATCGAGGCTCTCGGACCATCAGTATGAGGGTTGAGCCATGGCTGGAGCAGTAGAAGAAGGTGCCAAGGTTGCCAGCGGCTTCGTGACCGCGATGTCATCGAACCCGGTGATGCTCGGCCTCGTCGTCATGAACCTCGCGATGGTCGGAATGCTGTGGTTCGTCATTAAGGTCGCTCAGGATATGCGCAAGAGCGAGTTCGAGATGGTCTTCGCGCAGCAGAAAGAAGTGCAGGACATCCTCACTCGCTGCATCGTGCCAAATAAGACTGGTGCGCCGCCGTTGTGGCTGCCGTTGATCGAGCCGTGGCCAATACAGGAAAAGCAATGATGTGGCAGCAAGCGCGGCACGGCTATCACCCGATCGGCGCCAGCCCGGTTCGTGCGCGCACCATTATGCTCTGGATTATCTTGTTCATGCTTCTCGGCTTGGCGATTGTCTGAGGCTAATCGCTGAGTGGTTACTGACGAGATTCACAGCCTCTTCAACCGAAGGAAAAAAGGATGAGCGCACCTTTCCTCGCTATGATCATCCCGGTTTCGGCCGGAACGCCGACACACCCGATCGCCCCAGGTGGCCCACCGGGTAGCCCGACCCATCCGATCTATAATCCGGCGTATCCCTCGCACCCGATCTACAATCCGCCGCCGTATCCCGATCAGGGGCTTCCCGGTCAACCTCCGTATCCCAGTCAGGGCCTGCCGCCCGGCATCTGGGGCGGTCCCGGTTCGCTGCCTCCTGGTATCTGGGGCGGTCCCGGCTCGGTTCCTGGTGGCGGCAACTACCCGTCGCAAGGCTTGCCGCCGTATGTGAGCCTTCCGATCGTGCTGCCGCCGATCCCGCCGGAGATCTGGCCGCGACCACCGGGCTCCCCCTCGCATCCCATCGTGATCCCGCCGGGAGCGCCGGGGTATCCCTCGCATCCGATCCATCTTCCGCCTGGATACTGGGGTGGTGCACCGTTGCCTGGAGGACCAAGCCATCCGATCGAGCTGCCGCCGCCGCCCGAAGATGGAGCAGGCAAGCCGCCGCCCGAGGGTGGTGGTTGGGGTTACCATCCTGACTACGGTTGGGGCTACTTCCCAATGGGACAGGCGGCTGGTCCGAAGTAGCAAGGCACGGGCCGGGGCTCGCGCGGCCCCGGCTCAGCCGCGTGAGGCGATTGCTGTGACACAGACGTGGCGGCGGTTCGCGCACAACGTCGCATGGTTTGCGCTGGTGGTCGCCATCGTGGTCATCGTGATGGTTTTGCTCTCGCGCTAAGGAGGTTCACATGAGTCTCGGTGGTATCCTGCTCGGCGTCATCAACATCGCGATCGTCGCGGCAGTCCTGGTGCTGATCGGCGCCATCATCGTCATGTTTGCCAAGTGGATGA